CTCGCGTGAGGCCCTGCCGCATCTGGTCGCGGAGTTCCTGCACAGCATCTTTCAACTGTTGCGCGTGCCGGTTCGGGTCGATCGATAGGCGGCGAATCTGCTGCCCAAGCGCGGTTTCCGCATCCTTGAACGATTGTCCGTTCATCAGCCCTTGGGGCGTCATTCGGCCGACTACTTCAGTCCGGTAGATGTCGTCAAACTCGCTCTGGATTTGACGCGGCAGAGTCCGGACCATTCCGCGAACCGTGTTGACGCCCTGCGCAAACGGCTTGTCTGCCTTGAATGACAACTTCGGCAGGAGTGCATCATAAGCGTCGGCTAGTTGTTGCTGTACGCGCGCGACACCCTCACGCCCCACCGGCAAGTCATCGGCCTTTTGTCCGATGGGCGTAAGCGCCCGCTGATAAACGGCGCGGTTGAGTTCATCAAGCGACTTCTTCCGCGCGGACGTGATCGCATCCCCGATGAGCGGGAGGCTGGTAATCTTGTCTTCGGTCGTGCGATACGCGCCGCCGAGAATCTGCCCGGGCGTCGGCGTTACGCCTTCGTCCAGCAGCGTGCGCGCCGCCTTGCTGGTGTTTGGGCGAATCACCCGCGCGAGCGCACCGACGATGGGCGCCACTGCCGCGCCCGTAGCTCCTCCCACCAGCGTTTGCTTGCCCTTCTCGCTCCAGAAGTTGTCCTGATCCTCCACTACCGGCTGTAGCGCGCCAGACGCAGCGCCAGCGCCCGCCCCTTGCAGGATTCGCGCACCCATGCCGGCCGCATTGCCCCCGGGCACGGCGAACCCTGTCGCGACGTTGCCAAATGCGCGGGCGAGGTCAAATCCCGGATCGCGTTGGCCGCTGACAAGGCTGGACAGGGTCGCGGGCGCGGTTGCTTGCCTCGCGGCTTGGTATTCCTGCTCCCCCTCGCGGATGCGCTTATCGAGTCCGCCAGACGTTGCAGGCGTCATGCCTAGGGCTTTGGTAAGCGGACCGATCCCGGGCAGGTCGTTGACGAATTGCGTCCCGGCATTGACGGCGTTTACAAGGCCATCAGGCAGCGCGTGCGTGAGCAGTTGCGCGCCTGCGTCGATTGGGTCGGTCATGCCGCGAAGGAATCGCGAGCCAGTGTTAGAAAGCGTTTTTTGGCGATCGGTGGGGCCGGTCGAAGGCGCGGTCGGCTTTTGCGCTGGCGCGGGTGACGCCCCGATCTTGGCGACTGCCGCCTTGACTTGGTCCGCCGTGAAGTTGTCAGGGACTTCCAGCGTGTCGCCATTCGGCAGTTCAACGGTCGCCATGCTATTTCTTCTCCGTCACGCTGCCATCAGGATTGACCACCCATTGTTTGCCTTTTCGTGCGCCGCCCTGCCCAGCAGGCGCCTGACCACTGACCCGGCGCTCGTTCAGGTTGTAGTCCTTAGCGATCCCCGCGTACTCGGCCGCTTTTGCGTTGAATTGCTGCTCGCTCGCGCTGTAAAACTCGTCCGCGAGTTTCAGGAAGTCCGTGCGCTGTTGCGGGGTAAGTTTTTGGCCGGTCTTGACCATGTTCGCGTAATTTGTCACGCGGTCCAGAAGGCCGGACGCAGCCATCGCAATCCCCAGTTCCGATTCGCGCACGACCGAACCCGGGTCAAGCAGTTTCATGATCTTCGTTGCAAGTGCTACATCACTGATGGGCGTGTTCTGCCCGGCCGAGCCTTTGATTTGCGCAAAGGCGGCTTTCACTTCCTGATGCGCCTTGTAGATCGGTTCGGACTTCAGGTCGTTGCGCAGGTCGCGTTCGTTCTTGAAAGCGTCTTTCGTCGACACGCTCGCGCTCGCAGTAGCAAGCGGCCCCTTCGTAACAGGCTGCACGCCTTCGACATCCACGGCTTTACCTTGCGCTGCGTCCCAACGCTTCGGCACCACCAGCGGACGGCCAGACGAGTCCACACCTGCCCCGGAATCAACGAACGTCGGCGCTTTCTGCTCGCCACGGACGCCGGTTTGAATTGCCGCGCCGCCAGTGTTCGGCAGGCCAACAATCTGACCGTCTCCGGTCGTCTGGTAGGTGTACGTCGGTCGCTGCATCTGCTGTTCAAGCATCTTCTGCTGAAGCCCCGAAAGCAGTTGCATCCCTTGGTCCGGCGACATCACGCCTTGTTCGACGTAGTCGGCAACCTGCGCGCGCATCTGTGCGATGGGGTCCGGCGCCTGCGGCTGTTCCTGCGGCACCTTGCCGCGCACTTCGACAGAGTTCGCTTGCAGACCTGACGATGGACGCGTCGGGTCCATCCATTGCGGTGCAGTCGCGCCCGGGACGTTGTACCGGTTCGGCGTCTTGGTGTCGTAGGCTTCGGCGTTGTACGGGGCTCCAAGCGACTCACTTGGGCGCTCTTGCGGAGCGATGGACGACTTCCCGCGCAGGGCTTCCACAAACCGCTTTGCGCGGTTGCCGGCCATGTCGCGCGAGTCCTGCTCAATCGCCCTGTGCTGCTTCGACCCGATGTAAGCCTCTGCGAGCTTCGTCAGACCTTCGAGCGGAGAGATTGCGGACACGAAGCGCCCGGACTGGCGTTGCGTGCTGATGGGCGTGGCAGACGATTGCAGGAGCGCATCCGCGAGCGCCTGGCGCTGCCGAAGGTGCGCGAGGTCGATTGACTCGGGCGTGAACGCCTGCAAGTTCTGCGGGAGAAATCCGGCCATCCCCGGTTGCATGTTCACGCTCCCATCCCGCCACGAATGCCGGCAGACCCCAAGGAAAACAGTCCGCTAATCATCGCGTTTTGTGTCCCCATTTCGGCATTATAGAGATCCGTCTGGAAGTTCCCCGCATCGCTGCCCGCCTGATAGATCGGCGCGGCCGATGCTTGCGAGCCCGTGTAGCCCTGAAACTGTGGCGCCTGCACCTGTGCCCCCGTGCGAAGCGCGTTCAGTTCGTTCAGCGGCTGGTTGCGCATGGTCATGGCCGAGGACAGCATCTGAGGCTGCAACCCAATCGCGTGCAAGACGGCTTGCGACTCCGCGTCGTTTCGACTGTTGTTGAAATCTCGCATGGAGTTGCTGTAAGCCTCGCCGCCAGCCGTCAACCCTTGGTTTGCAAGTTGGTTCGTCAGCCGGTCTTCGCGCTCGTTCAGGATCGGCGTCAGGCGCGACATGATGGCTTTCTGTGCGGCGTCTTGCAGCCCGGTGATGCCGTCCATGCTGAACGGTTCGGCGAACGCATCGTTCACGCGAGAAAGCGAGTTCTCTGCCGCCGTGCCCATCTGCGCGGAGAGTCGTTGCTGCGAATCCCATGCGTCTTGTCCGAGTGGAGTCAGGTTCGTCGAGACATAGGGAACGTCCGTGCTGCCCGTTTGCTTGCCGGACCAATCAACCTGTTGCGTACCGTAGGGGTTGGAGAACCACGGGTTACCGCTCATCGCGTTGAAGCGGGCGGCATCTTTGTTGGCGGCGAACTGCTGATTGGCTAGGCCGGAATAATCAGGTTGCTGCGGCGTTGCCGGCTTCTGAAAAAGCCCTGTCACGCTTTCTCCGACGCTCCCTGCCCCGGGGAAAATCGAGTCCACTACGTTCCAAATGCCCATTAGATCACCCCGCCATCTTCAATTACGTAGTCAGTCGCGATCCATTGCAGGTTCGCGGCGTTGGTCTCGACGATCATGTGCAGCGCGGCGCAAAAGCCCGTGCCGAACACGCTCTGCCAGTCCGTTTTCATTTCGAGTTCACCGCTGCCCCAGGTGCCGGAATCCCATGTAGCCGTGTCCCATATCGACGCCGTGGTCGGCGTGAACGATGGCGAGCCTGTGGGGGGCGAAAGGACGAAGTCGGTATTCAAGCCGATCAACACGCCGGCCGTGCTGTCGGCTGCGATGAGCGGACGCACCATCGGTACGCGCTTTTTCTGCGTGCCGCTGCCGAAGTAGTTGAACGCTGGCAGGGCTTCGCCGACGATGTTCGCGCCGTTGTCGTTGTTGCCGGTCCACGCTTTGTAGACCGTGCCGACCCCGCCAAAGTAAAGCGAGTCGTTCCAGAGTTCCCAGCAGTTCGCCGCCATGCCGGAGAAGTTGCACCACGCGCCCGTGATGGTGTTCATCACGTACTGTTCCTGCGTGGTACTAGAGACTGGTACGTTCAGAAGCAGCATGTTTTCAGGCGGGAATACCTGAATCTGCCAGCCGTCATTTGCGCCGTAGAGCGTGGTCGCTTCACTGACGGCGGATTGAATCTTGTCGGTGATGGTCGCGCGACTGGTAACGATGGTCGAGGTTTGCACCTTCGACATGGGGACAACGCCATCCTTCGTGATAAGCAGCAGATCCCCGCCGTACTTCACCGCGCAGCGCCTGCCCAGCGGCGTGCCGATGGCATAGACCCCGACGAGTGACCACGTGGCAGAAGAGGCCGGATCGGTCCCCTGATAGACAATCACTTCGCCCTCGCTCGTGACGAAGACCGCGTAATCATCCATCCCGCGCCCGTTGTCGTAGGACCACGTCGCCATCGTGACGAGATAGCCGCCGCGCTGGCAGAGGTTGGAGAGGTCGAGCGCCAACGCTGCACCGCCGACGGCATTCGTCGGCAGATACCACGCCTTCAGCGTCCCGTTTTCACAGAACCAGACGCGCGTTTTGTGGATGTTGATGTTCGCGAGCGTGGTTGTCGTGACGCCCGTCACCGCAGGCACCGAAGCGCCATCGATCGGCGTCCACGTCGCGCCGTTGTAGAGCAGCGGCTTGTCGGCCCCGTTGACCGCGTACAGGTACGCCGTGCCGCCCACGGAAAAATTGATGTACTGCCACTGCGCCGAAGTCAGTGCGGACACTTCCGCAGCGCCGACGGCACCGCTTGAGGACACGTCAAAGATGTTCGCCCCAGCAGCCGCGAAAAGCTCGCCATTACCTGTGGGCGGGCGGTATTGCAGGACCGTTTCGACCGGGTCGGTCATGCCGGTGACCCATTCAGTAAATCCTTTCCGCAGACTGACCGCGTAGGGCAGCGGGAAAAAGTTTTCCAGAATGACCGCATCGGATGCGCCCATCGCGGCATAGGAATCGCGTGCGTTCCATCCGCCCACCGGAGCGGGGACGGACGAAATGCGGGTGATTTGGGTCTTGCGCGGGCGCTTGGTGGCGAGTGCCTGGAACATCAGGGCGCCCAGCTACCGGAGGGCACGAGTACGCCCGGGTACACGTCGAAGCGATTCGCGCTGCCGTTCAGGATCGGCTTGCCACCATCGCGGGCCGTGGCGTCGTCCACGAGGCGTTCATACTTCGCCATGTCTTCGGCGTAGTCGAAGCCCTTGACGCTCTTCCAGCGCCAGATGAGGCCGTGCAACATGATCGTTTCGTCGAGGATGCCGATGTCGTCATCCGCGCCCCATGCGCTGCGCGTGGTCGCTCCGGTCGAGTCGCTGCACCAGTTCTTCGACTGCCACTCGAAATAGCAATCCTGACCGGCCGCAGGCACCGGGATAAACAGCATTTCATTACCGCGAATCCGAAACTGATTCCACGGTCCGTTGATCTGCATGGCCTTCAGGTTCTGCCAGTCGCTATCCGACAGCGGCCCGAACACCGGACGCCGAAGCGATCGGTTGTAAAACGTCTCGTTCACGATGTACTTGAAGTCAGCGCCCGTAAGCGCCGTCATCGTGCCCTGCGATTCCGTCGCCACCGTCGTGAACGTTGCCTGCTGCCGCATTGCCTGCCACGGGTAGCGGTTGGCAAGTTCCTCGCCCTCTTCGTTTGCGAGCGCGAGCAGTTGGATGATCTGCGGGTCGGCACTGCTCACGACGGCATTCGGCGCGACGATGCCGATACGCCGGCAGACTTGCGTAACCATCGTGAGCAATGACATTTAGGCGGCTTCCTTTCGCGGGCGACCGGGGCCGCGACGTTCTTCGGTTTCGAGGGCTTCGAGCCGGCGCATGAGGTCGGCAATCTGCGTGTCCTGCTCGCTCACGCGGACCTTCAGCGCGGCGTTTTCCTCACTTACCTTGCCGTGATCCTTTGCGGCGGCGAGGTAGGCGCGTGCCTTGTCACGCAGGGAACGCGAGCCGAGGAAGCGCGAGAGCGCCTCTTCGGTCATGTTCGCCACGTCCTCGACAGAGTAGCAGCCGATGCCCTTGCACATATCCACCTCGGCGGGCGTGATGCCGGGCCACATGGTCAGCGGCATGCCGTCTGCGGGGATCTCTTGCCCCTTCTTCCATCCGTCGTAGGCGTTCTTGAAGGCTTCCAGCCATTGCGGGTTGTAGACGCCCGTCGCGGACTCGCGCTTCTTCTGCGCGAACCATTCATCGGCTTGCTTCACGTACTCGTCTTTCGATCCCTTCTGCATCAGAATCACGAAATCGACGTTGACATACACCGGGTGCCCGGCATCCTCGCTCGCATTGCGGTCCTGCACGGAGCGTTGTTCGAAGCGGATAAAAGGGCGGACAGAGTTCTCGGACACGACGACTTGCATTGGGTGGGTTCTCCACGGTGAAAGGCTTTTTATTGGACGCTGGATAACGCCCAATAAAAAACCCCGCCGAAGCGGGGCCGTGTTGCGTTGGACTGCGGTTAAACGATCTGCCCTTGAGCGAACGGGCGGTTCAGGATGGCCGTGTTCCAGTAGTTCGCGGAGCCATCGTTGTACGTCCCCGTCACCGTCACCGAACCCGAAGCGGTCGCGGCGTTGTTCACCGTGACCGTGCGGTTATCGGGGTCGATGCCGGTGATGACCGACGAAGCAGCGACGCCCGTACCGGACAGCGGAAGACCGACAAACCAGCCATCGGTATTCGCCACCTTGTAGACCGTCGATCCGGACTGCAACGTCGTGTTGGCTTTCGCCACCGTCGCCGTCGCAGCCGTACGAACGCGCGCATTCACGATCTGCTTGCCGTTCGCGATTGCACCGCCCTTGCCTGCCGCCGTGATGCCGAACGCCGTATCTGCCGCCACCGATGCGCCGCAGAGCACCGGGCACTTGCCGCCGATCACGAACCACGCGTACTGCACGTAGGTCGCGTTCAGCGGAATGGCAGACATGGACACGCCGAGAGACTGGCCCATGTTCGCCGTGTTCGGCGCAATGACGTACTGATAGCTCGAATTCCACACCGCCAGCGTGCCGGCAACGATCGCCGTGGTGGACGTGGGAATAGCGAGCCGGATCAGTTCCAAGCCGCCCCAGTAGGGATCGACCACGGACGTGATCGTGCCCACCGGGATGAGCGGAACGTAGCCGGACGTTGCGGTTGCCACCTCGACGGCAAGCCCGCCGTCGGTGGTGTTGTTAGCGTTGCCGGCGAACGGGTAGCCAACGATGCTGTTGATGCCTGCTGAAGTCGTCATAGTGTTCCCCTTAAGCCTTGAGCACGCCCTGAAGCGAGCGGTTGGAGGTCACGACGTTCCCTTGCCACAGAATCGGGATGACCACGGCGTCCTGGTTGACCGACTTCAGCTCGTCCATGATTTCCATGTTCGCGGCCGAGTGCACCACGAGTTCGAGGTAGTCGGTATTCAGGAAGTAACCGTGCGCCGCAGGGATGCCGCCGGACGAATCGAAGAACACGTCGGCGCTCTTGTACTTCATCGCCAGCATGCCGCCCGCGCCGTTGTCTTCAGGGGCGTACCGCTTCAGGCTCGTCTGCGACTGTTCGAAGAACGTGAAATAGTCATCCGAAAGGACGATCATGTCCGGCTTGTCACCCTGACGAGTCAGGCGAATCCAGAGCGGGAGCATCAGGGATTCGATCGTCGTCGCGCTCGGCGTGATCGCGGAGCCACCTTGCAGCGGGGCCGCAGCCGATTGCACGGCGTTTTGCCAGAACGAGAACGTCGACGAATTGATGCCGCCCACCGTGCCCGTGCCAGCGTCCGAGACGAGGGCTTGCAGACCGTTGATCTGGTTCGCGGCCGTGCCGTCGGAGTACAGGTCGATCGACAGGTTATTGCCGAACGAGTGCTGCGCGTTCGTGATCTTCGACTTCGTGAAGTTGATGATCTTGCTGCCCATGTTCGTGCGCAGTTCGAGGCCGGACGCGGCCACGTTCACCGCAGCCTGACGCCACGGGTATTCCGCAGCCGTCAACACGTCCACGGCGTTGATGTTGAGCACGTCGTAGCCGGAGTACCGCTGGTACGTGCTATTGGAAGCGTATTCGAGCGGCGTGACGATGGACAAGCCACCATCTTCCATGCGGACCTTGCCTTGCTGCGTCAGCTTGCGCCAGAGGGCATTGTGCTTCGAAACGTTGTCGGCGGTCTTCGACGCATACTGGCGGTAAGTCGTGGTAGCCAGTTCCGTCCAAGCCGCATAAATGCTGGTAATGCTTGCGGGCATGTTCGTTCCTTAGAGTAGGCCCAGCGCGCGCGCGTTCTCCGCGATGGAGTCACGCATATCGAGTGCGGCTGGTTTTGGCGGGACAACGCCACGGCGTGCGACGTTGACACTTGCGGCCCTCTTGGCGTCTTCGACCTTCCGCAGGTTTTCTGCGCGGCGATTCGCTTCCAATTCGGCTAACTTCTGCTGCATGAGCACGCTTTGCGTTGCGGGGTTTGCCCACACTGCGCGCGTGTACGCTTCTTCCATCACTTCACGGGTCGATGCCCCCGGCTTTTGCGACTGAATCGCCGGGATCAATGCGACCATTTCGGCGTGCACGTTGTCGACGAACGGGCGAAGGGGTTTGCCCTGCGCGTCCGACTCGTTCAACCACACGCCGACTTCTTGCTCTGCTCGTTGCTGCTCGCCCTGCATGCGCTGCTGCTCCTGCCGCTGTTGCATGGCGAAGAACTGGTCAAGGCGAGGGTCTCTGAATTCCTGTTGCGGCTGCTGCTCCGGCGCGTACTGCTGCGCGGCGAGGTCGATGCCGTACTGCTGCGCGAGATTGGCAAACGCCTGTTGCTTCTGCGCGGCCGTGCCGGTGCGCAACAGTTGGTCGGTGCGCAACAGTCCGACGACTGCTGCCTCGGGCGTCGTGCCGCTCGCGTCGAGGTACGACCGATACGGCTCCACCATCTGGCGAATCTGATTGCCGAGCCGGGCGTCGGGCAAGATCTGTTGCACGCCCCGATGTGCGTCGGCTTCGCGCTTGTGGATCTCGCGCCGCCAGGACTCGGGGAGCTTGTCCCATTCGGTTTTGGCAGACGGCGACAGGCCCGCGGGCGGGCGGTTGATGTCCCAGCCTTCGGGAGTCGTCGGCGCTTGTGCCTGCGGCTGCGTCTCAGCCCCTACAGGCGCTTCAACACCTTCGGCTGCGGCGTCGGCCTTTGCGAACCGTCCGCGCTCGTCTCGCGCCTTCTGCGCGCGTTCCTCTTGCGATTCGTCCGTAGCGGCTTCATCGGTCGATTCCTCCGGCGCGTCGTCGGTCATGCGGCCCTGAATCTCTGCCCACTTCTCCGCGATTGCTGCGTCCGGGTCGTGCTCTGCTGCTTCGATCACTTCGCTTTCTTCCACGGGTTCTCCGCTCCAGAAATGAAAACGGCCCGGGATTTCTCCAGGGCCGTTCGGGGTGCTGCTACTTACTGTTTCAGGGCTCGATGCCAAAACCCTTCAGTTCGTTG